ACTTATTGATTTACATGAAGAAATTTATCAGAAACTAAAACTATGCGTTGATGATTATGCAAGGTACTGGGGAATAAACGTTATATACTACGAAGCGTTTAACTTTGTAAAATATGAAGGAGAAGGAACACACTTCAACATCCATGCTGACCACGGACCAATGTATAACTGCACAGTGTCTGCTGTCATATATATAAATGAAGATTATGAAGGCGGAGAAATAAGGTTCCCAAGAATGGACAACTATACTCATACTCCACGAATAGGAGATATTCTTCTTTGCCCGTCTAACTATATCTATGAGCATGCATCTTTGCCAATGAAAAGGGGATCAAAGTATTGTGTAGTTGTTATGACAGACATTAATGAACTTGGCCATCAAGGAGTGAGGAACAAATAATGCAAACATGGACAGACAAGATTGACCTTGGAAATGGTATTTTTTGCTATAAGGGTGTAATCAAAAAAGAAATAGACGTAATTAACAGACTTGAAAATGTACTTGGATCTGTTTCTGATTATGGCCAACTATCTCCAGAAGGGAAAAGATACCACTGGCATCCAGCCTATGTTGGTTACCAGCAACTAATGCCAGACTATAGAGATTGCGTAGATTTTAAATTTAAGAAGACAGACATAGAACTTGATACTAGTGAAGACTCTATTAAACTTCAATCATTGTGGCAAGACCTATATGATGTAAAGTTGCCAGTTGTTCAGGACTATTCTAGAATTCACAACATAAATAATTTGCAGTATTGGGAGGCGTTTAACTTTATCAAGTACGGACCAGGACAGCATTTTAAAGAGCACCACGATCATGGGTTTTCATATAACTGTACAGTTTCTTTGGTCGCATACCCAAACGATGACTATGAGGGTGGAGAACTATTCTTTAGACTCCAAGGATTAACATTAAAACCAGAGGCTGGAGATTTATTTGTTTTTCCATCAAACTTTATGTATCCTCATCAGGCAATGCCCGTTCATTCTGGAATAAAGCATTCAATTGTAACAATGCTTGATTATAACAAAAAGTATCACACTCCAGAAATGTATCAGGGGGACTAAAATGTATAATATAAAAGTTGAAAAAAGTCAGGACTCTCTTTTTGAGATCTCTCCAATGTCCATCAAAAGAGATTGGATGGATGCCACATCGGAAAACCATGCATATAGGTGCTTTCCAGTAACACAGGCAAATGTTATTGGGTGGAGCCTTTCTTGCACAGATGATGTATCTTTTGAATGGAACGGCATTAACGATCAAACTCCAGATACCGTAAAGTTATTTAGCCCCGTAGGAGCATATTCTGGAAGAGGCCAATCATCTATTAGTTTGCACACTGGCCTTTATTTTAGAACAGATGAAAACATAAGTCTTTTAACAATTAATCCAGTAAACTACTTTAGTAATGAATTTGAAACTATGTCTTCTTTAATGACTACATCCTTTTATGACAACCCTCTACCACTTGCAATTAAAGCAAAGGCTGCAAACAGAGTTGTAACAATTAAAGCGGGTACGCCACTTGCAACAATTATTCCAATATCTTTAACTAGCCTAAATAACAGCACTATTGAGATCAATAAGTATATGGATCCAGAAAGAAAAAGAGAAGCATCAAACCTTTCTTATGGACAAGCAGCACAAGTTGTAAACTCTTCGGGAGAGTGGACTGACTGGTATAGAAATGCTGTAAATGAAAAAGGAGATTCTTTAGGATCTCACGAAGTAAAAGCACTAAAACTTTCAGTTAAAGATAATACTAACGGTGATATACTATGAGCATGGAAGAATATAAAGTAGTTCAGAGAAAACCATCACTAACGCCTTCAGGCTGGTTTGGCAATGGTAAAGATATGATTGTTGAGTTAGAGAACTTTATGACTCAAGAGGAGATGGACTTTTTAGAAAAGGCTGCAAAGTCTTTAACAATTTGGGATGTTACAGAAAGTCATGTAAATGAGAATGGAACAGTTGTTTATGAATCAAGTTATTGGAAAGATAGAGTTGCTACTCAGCCAACTTTAGATAAGAATGATCCCAACATATCCCCAATAGTTGCAGGTCTTTTTCAAAGACTAAAACCAATTGTTGAAGAATTTTACAAGGTTGAGGTTATTCCAACAGGGACAACGATTGTTAGGTGGCTTCCAGGACAACTGCAAAAGCCACATGCAGACAAAGAATTGCACGAAGGTCCAGATGCTGGAACTCCTAATGATTTTCCCAACTACGACTTATCTAGTTTATTTTATTTAAATGACGACTATGAGGGTGGAGAGTTATACTTCCCAAATCAAGGAGTTCAGTTTAAGCCAAAGAAAGGTGCTGCTTATTTTTTCCCAGGGGACAAAGAGTACATTCATGGAGTAACAGAGATTAAGAGTGGTATTAGATACACCTGTCCATTTTTTTGGGAAATAACTAAACACACTGGAGAAAGACAGCCATGATAGCAATGACATCAAACAACTTAAACCCAATAGAAATATACCCACAAATATTTGTATACAAAAATCTTTTTAAGGACATAGAAAATACCTATAGAATTTTAAGAGAGTCTGAAGGAGATGATTTGCTTAGTCCATGGACAAAGTGGTCTCATTTTGGACAATATCTATACCCTACATTTAAAGACTATCATCATGGAATTAGTATTGAGTCTGTTGAAAGTATAGAGACAAAAACAGAAAAAGAAGAAGAACAAAGGCTTGCAATACTAGAACTGCTTCATATTTTTTATAAGGCAACAGAAGACTATGCTATAAGAACTGGAGTTAATATAGATAAAGAAAAATATATAACAGACCAGTATGGAAATCAAGTATTTGAATGGCGAAGGGTTGGTCCATCTATTGCAAGATACAGAACAGACATAGATGACCCAATTGCAATGACATATCATTCAGACTATATAAGACAGCCAATAAAAAGTCCAGACCACAAGTTTGTTATCACTGCTTTAGCATATTTTAACGATGACTATGAAGGTGGAGAGATTGACTTTATTGTTTCTGGAGAAGCATTTATGTATAAGCCAGAGGCAGGAGACTTTTTGATTTTTCCTTCAGGACACCCAGAAATATTAACAAAAGATGGATCTGTTTATATACATGGAGTAATGCCACCAACGGGAGAAGCAAATAAATACATATCAAGAATGTACTGGATGAAGTATGAAGATGGTGAACCGCTTTGGTTTGAAAAAGAAAAAGAATTTGGAAAAGAAGTGTGGGCAGAAATGCAAGAAGACATTATGCAAAAGTTTAGAGATGATAATCCTAATAAGATTAGTTCAGAAAAAGAAAGAAGGGTCTCATGAATCTAGAAAATAAAAAAAGAATAACAAAGGATATAGTTGTTTACGAAAACTTTATTGATGCAGAAACCGCTGCTAAACTTGTAAAGGTTTTAGATAAGCATGCAGAACTTGGCTTGATTACTTGGATGCCAATATCTTTTTATGAGTCATACTCGTCTGTTTTACCACAAGACAATGACGAGCATGTAATCGCAGAAGGTCTAGATCCTAATATTTTTTCAGATATGAAAAAGGGAATTGTTAATGCAGTAGCAAGTGTTCATGACCTTGATCCAAAAATAATTTCTCAGATTGGATACCATACTCAAAAGTGGGAGCCAGGAGCCTACGCTAGAAAGCATTCTGATAATACAGATGAGCAGGGAAAGTCTGGAGCATTTACAAGAAGCAGATACGCAGCATTTTTATACCTAAACGACAACTTTGAAGGTGGAATGTTGCAGTTCCCAGATCAAGATATAAGTTTGGCACCAAAAGTTGGAATGCTTGCTGCATTTGATGGTGGATTTAACAATATGCACGAGGTAACCTTAATTACTAGTGGTGTAAGATATACTCTAGGATCTTTCTGGGATGATAGAGAAGAAGATGCATATCCACAAGAACTAAGAGATGCTTGGGCTGAAGAAATGAAAGCCACTAGAGCACAACAAGAAATTGAAAGAGCAGAATGGCAAGAGTTGTTGAAGCAAGGATGGAAACTTGACGATAAAGGAAATAAGTATAAGGTTGAGGAAATCTAAATGGAACCTTTTCTAAAAAAAGAATTTGAAGATGCTGGATATAGTTTTGAAATATTTCACGACCAAATCCTTGTAGTTGAAAACTTTTTATCCAAAGTT